GAATGAAAATAGCTTTAATCATAGGACATAATCAAAGAAGTAGAGGGGCATATTCCTCTATCGTTGGAAGTGAATTTGATTATTGGAAAAGAATAGCAGAAAAAATACAAGCAGAGATACCTGAACTTGTTGATGTATACGAACGCAAACCTCAAAAATACTATGGACAGGAAATGCGAGAAGTCCTGCAAGAATTAAATAAGCACAACTACAAATATTGTTTGGAGCTACATTTTAACGCAGGCGTTGAACAAGCGAATGGTTGCGAATGCTTAATCTATCACAAGAACGAGCAAGCACAAGAATTAGCAAGTATCTTTATGTCAAGATTGCAAAACATATTCGGAAGTAAAATACGAGGTATTATTCCTGTAAAAACAGACAATATAAGAGGTGGATATGGTATCTGTCATAGCAAAGATAACTATATCCTTGTAGAGCCTTTCTTTGGCAGCAATACTGATGAGAGTTTGAAGTTTTCTATTGAGAGTGATGTTGTGGATTTCTTTGTAAAGTATATCCAGGAGGTACAAATATGAGTGTAACGTTAGCAAGTGTATTCGGTAGTGCAGTTGGGAAGAAAGTGATAGATAAAGTATTAGACGTTGTAGAAAAAAGAATCCCGATGTCTGCGGACCAGCGACAGCAATTGGAAGTGGAACTAGCAAAAACGGAAGTAGAGGAATTAAAAGCAAAAACAGAGTATGTGAAATCGTTAGGTACACGGGTAAGAGACGCTATCATTCCACTTATCCTCTTTGGTTTTTTCTTAATGCACTTTATGATATTTTTATCAGATTTCATAAATGGGCAAATCGGACGAGAGGCTCCAATCGTGCATATCAGTGGAGATTACACCACTGTAGTATTAACGATTGTCGGCTTTCTATTTACTTACAAAGGAGCTACTAAAATTTCAGGGAAAAAGTAGGAGGATAGATGATTGGATTGACAAAAACATACTTAGCATTATGCTGGACAGGGTGGATAGGCTTCCTCGTATGGCTAATAGGCGGATTTGACCTGTTAGCTAAGGTCTTACTAGCCTTAATGCTGTTGGACTTTTTAACGGGCTTATGGGTGGGATATAAGCAGAAAATTCTGAACAGCAAAAGAGCATATAAAGGATTGCAGAAAAAATTTTTAATTTTAGTCTTGTTGTGCGGAGCTTCTCTTATGCACAAACTCGTTCCTGGTATTGGCTTTCGTAGTCTAGTAGGGCTATTTTACTGTGCAACAGAAATGCTAAGTATCATAGAGAACTGTGCAAAATGTGGAGTACCAATTCCGAAAAAATTAAAAAAAGCACTGGAGCAAGTGAGGGATAAATAGGGTAGGTCGTAAGGCTTACCCGCTTTTTTATTGTCTAGAAGTACTATTTTTACAGTATTTTGATACTTCTTAAAAATAATCTCATATATTATAAAATTTTATATTGACATATATTATAATATATGATATTATATAGTCAAGATAAGAGAGAAATAAAAAAAGGAGTGATAAATATGTTAGAACAATTAAATAAAAGAAAAATGAGATTGATAGAAAATGGAAGAAGTGGAATGTATGAAATCGCTTACTTAGGAAGTAACAGTGTAATTTTACAAGCAGAAACAGTAGAAGAACTTGAAAGCAAATATGAAGCTCTATGTGAAGAATTATATAGTGAAAAAGAATATTGGAATATAGACTATACAGATTACAAAGAAGAGGTATTAACACAAGAAGATTTCGATAAGAATAGAGCTGAAATGATAGCTCGTAACAATAAAAGATTTGGATTATAAAGAAGAGAGGGGCTTTTACAGTCCCCCCAAAATAAAGGAGTAAAGAATATGGCTAAAAATGGTTTTAGTTCTGACGAACAAAGAAATGAAACAATAAAAAAATATAGGAACTCGGAAAAAGGAAAGGCTACTTCTCGTAAGGCAGTAGCAAAATCCAACTCTAAAAAATTTATACGAGAATTAGCAGATGAAGAAGAATTAAAAGAATTACTGTATATCATGAAAGAGAGGGAAGATATGAACGAAAACTTAAAAAAACAAATCGATGACGGAATTGTAAAAATTGAAAAAATTGGAGAGTGGAAAGAAGCAGACTTTTTAAAAATTGTAGCCGAAGCCTCAAGGGAAACAAAAAAATATTTTATTCAAAAAAAGGATGAAAGAGATTTAAAAAGTATCATAAAAAATGCAGTAAGAGATTTAAATAACAGAGAAGAAGTATTAAATACTATGACACTTTTAAGTGTCAAAACTGGTATTTATTATGGAAATTTCATTTATAGAATTATGGAAAATTATGAGAAAGAGCATAATGCTGTTGTAGCTTTCTTTTTAGAACTGCAAGGAGCATAAAAAAACACTAAAACTAGGGTAAAAATATCCTAGTTTTTTTTAATAAAAAAAATAAAATTTCTCTTGACATTTTATACTATGCATAGTATAATAATATCGTAAAGGAGGTGAAAGAGTGAGTAAGAAAAAGAAGAGAATAAAAAAAGAGCTACTTCAAATAGTCATCTTAATCATCCAACTGGTAATCGCAATACTGGGATTGATAAGAGAAATTATAAGAAAATAGCTCAAAGGTGGTTGAGGGATAGCAACCCTCCCCGCTTCTCTTTAATAAATTATAACAAATTTTACTCACAAAATCAAATGAAAAGAATAGACACTTTAATATTTATCAATACTATTTTAATCACAATCAATAGCTTTTTCTTCGATAGTAAGCTCATATTAGCAATTATCATAGCAATATCTGCTTACTGTATATACAAAATAAGAAAGGAGTAATATGGCAGTAAAACAAACAGAAGCGAATAAAAAATGGCAAGAAAAAAATAAAGAAAGAGCAAAATATCTTTCTGATAGAAGTAGAACGAAAAGTTTCATAAGAAATCTCTCTACTTTGGAAGATTTAGAAGAGATTCAAAAACTAATTTTAGACAGAAAAAAAGAATTAAGCTAGGAACCTCATCCTAGCTTTTTATTTGCTCAAAAACTACACATAAAAAATATATTTTATCAATTTTGAAAAACACTCTAAAGCTTGATAAAATCTATATTTTTCTATTTTAATGGTAACAAACTGTTAACACATTTATTGGAAATAAAGGCTTTTTTAATCAAAAATTATAACGTTCCTTATAAAAAATATTTGACACCGTGTCGGATATATGTTATATTGAATGTAGCAAGAAAATATTAATAGAAACAAATTGAAATGTAAATTTAGATTATAAAATAAAAATGAAATTTTTTAATCGAAACAGAATGTAATTATGAAAAAGAACAGGATTTTATTTCTGTTCTTTTTTTATTTTTTTAAAAAAGTTGTTGACATTTACTTGATTATAGTATATACTATAATCAAGATAAGAGAGAAAGAAAAGGAGTGGGAAAGATGAAATTATTTAAAAATGTAGGGATTGAAGATTTAGAAAGTATCTTGAAAAACGGAATACTTCCAATTTCTGAGACTGGAAACGATAACTGGGAAGAAGGAAAAAGAGGAAACAATGCAAAAGATGTAGTATACCTTTTTTCTCCTAAGTTAGAAGTAAACTCTTTCCCAAAAGCATACGGAATAGTGCTTTTAGAAGTAGAAGTAGAAGCACAATTAAATACTTTTGAAAAAAATGACGAACACATTGACGATTATGATGAATATATCGTAGATAGAGTTGAAGTTCAAGACATCAAAGCGGTATATATCCCTAAGATTTTTGAAGATAGAGTGAGAGAGTTTTTGACAGAAGAAACTTTGAAAAAAGTAACTTTTGTTGAAATTTCAGCAAAACACTATCAAGACTTTAACTTGATAGAAGCAGACGAAAAAACTCTTTCTGCGTTTGGAAAAACTGCTGAAATCGACTCTACTGAATTCAATTTCTTTAGAGGTAAGAGAAAAGTTCAAGGTCTTTTCTCTGAAATCGAACAAATATTCGACCTATACAAAGTCGTTTATAAATTCTAAACAAAAAAAGAAAAGAGGGGTCTTTCGGGTCCCTCTTTTCCAGAGATCTCAAAGGTTACATTACTCTCAAACCGCATCTCACACTGTATTATAAAGATACTTCATTTTTTTTAAAAAGTCAATAATAAAAAAATCACATAAATCAAACACTTTTTTAAATGTAGATTATAATTTTTCTTTATCACTTACAAATCTTGACTTACGTGAACTACTCACCACCTATAGAGGTGGGAGCTTCGTAATTACTCGTCAGAGTAATTCTAAAGAAGTTTGATAGTTAAGCTATCCTTATTCTTGCAGGTGTGTCCACTTCACCTCTACTGTATAGGACTTCTAAGTCCACTACATTACTTTTTCTTAGTATATTTAATGCTCCATTTACATCTGCATTAAATATATAACCTTTTGAAGTTTGGTATAGTCCTCTCTTTATTCTTTTTCCTAAAAAAGAGTAAGTTTGAGGTTTATCTACTTCAAATTTTGGCAAAATATCCATATCAAAAAAACTTGACTTTGATGTGTAGCTTTCTTCTTGCTCTACAAATTTCAAGCTGTATAACTTACATAAGTATTCAAGTTTTTCTCTTAACTTTCCAAATGGAATATTAACAAAAGTTTGATTATTCGCTTTTCCAATATTACTGTTTCTTTGGAAAGTTTCATTGTATCCGCATACTAAAGTACCTATATTGTTTTCTAAACAATAGTTTATTATCTTTCTTGCTGCTTTAGACATATAGTCATTTACTTTATTATTGCGAGAACTATATAGATATTTTTGTCTTAAAGTTGGTTTTTTCCCATACTTTTGCTTATCTTTAATACTTTGAAGACGAGCATTTTCTTTATTAAACCATTGGTTAATAGATTTTAGTTTTTTACCATCTATTATGAAAGATCTGCCTTTACTTGTAACGCAAGTTGCGAGATTACTAATTCCAAAATCAATAGCTAGTGCATGGTTTTTATCTAAATTTTTTTGTTCTTCTTCTACTTCATAAGTATATTGAACTTCAAAGAACCTAGCATTAAATTTAGGAATAATTCTAATCTCTTTAATCTTTTTGTCAAGTAAAATAGGTGGAATCTTAATTGAAATCTTTTTATGATTCTTTTTAAAAGAAGTAGAGTATGGAATTACAAATGTATCTTCATTAAGTCTAACAAAACCAATAACAAGAGTAGTAAAACTATTCTTAGGAAGATAATCAGGAAGTTTAACTTTAGCATTATACATTCCTTTATTTTTCTTTTTAAGTAATCCAAAGAAAGATTTAAAAGAACCATCAACTTCTTTTAAAATCTGTTGTGACATATTAGAATTAAGAGTTTTATAGTTCTCACTACTTTTTAAAAAAGAATTATTCTTTTGATAATTAAGATATTTATTCTCTTGAAAGTAGTACTGTCTAATATTATACACAGCTTGATTATATAGATTCTTAGCAGTATGGGAAAGTTCTCTAAGAGAAAGATATTCTTCTTTAGAAAGATGTTTAAGTTGTTGTTTAACTGTAAGATACATAGAACTTCACCTCCTTTTCATATGTTTAATTATATCATATATTTAAGTTCAAAAAAAAGAGGTAAGAGTAAAAAATTCCAATTCATCTCCCACCTAAAGAGGAGGGAGTCTTCTTGGAGTTTTAAGATAAAATACAAAAATCTCTTAATTCAGTTTTAAAACGTATTTAAAACGATTTTAGATTTTTTCTAACTTTTCCATCTCAATCATCTCCTTCTACATGGTCTGGTTCATTTTTTGCAAGAAATAAATCATATACCTTGTCACTCAATTTTTTACAAAAATAAAAGCGAAGAAAATGATGTATTTCCTCAACTGTTTCCCCTACTTTTGAAATAAAAGAAAATAAAAAATCTATTTCAAGAAAAAGGAAAACTACAAAAAATAGTGTTAAAATATCTGTTTTTTTCTTGTAATATTTTGCTGCTTCTGTCATATATAAATATTCTCTATTTTTTAAATCATATTTATAAAGTATATAAAATATCCCTATTCTAAAATTTAGCATTGCAAGGAATAGAATTTTCCAAATTTTCATTTCGACCTCTTTTTATTTATATTTTCTTGTAGCCATTTTGTGTATGTGTGCTCTTTTAAAAATCCATCCGCATCTTTAAAAACTTCTTCTATTGCTTCTTCTGTATAGTTTTCTTTTTTTAAATTTTCTAACAATTCTTTCGGAGAGTAGAATGAAAATATTGTTCCGTATCTATTTCCACAAGTTTCACATTCTTCGTCAACATAAACAGACGTTACATAAAGATTTCCACAGCAACTTTCGTTTAAATACATTTTAATTCCACTCCTTTCCAATTCTTTCTGACATATTATATTGCCATTTCTTCCAATACGTTTTGAGAATATCCTCTTTTGTGTAGCCATATTCTAAAGTCAAATCCACGAGAGCAGAAAAAACAGAGTATAAACTACGTACAACACCTGTAGCATACATTATCATCGTCAAACTGTCTGGTTTAAAAATTTCTGTTTCTTTTTTATTAAACAATTCTTCTAATTTCCATTCTTCTAAATATTTTTCATTATTTACTAATTGTGCAAAAAAGAAATAGACATCTGTTAGCTCTTCTAATTCTTTTTGGCTGTTATATTCTTTTGTTTTCCAAGTTTTGTGAGAATCTTTTGTCTCTTCATCAAATTCTATAATTTCTGCTATCATAGATTTTACAATATCTCTTCCGGTCCTCTCTCGGACATTCACAATATGACTATCTAACTCTTTTTGCAATTCGCATATATCTTTAAAACTCTTTGGCTCTTTCATTTTCATTTGTTCTCCTTCGTTTTTTAGAATTAATCTGCTAATACTAAATTTGTTTTTCCAACAATGTCAAATTCTTCTTTTGTAGCAAAAATATATGCTGTCCCTTTTTGTGGGATTGCAACTGCAATCATATATCTTCCCTTTTTTTCGTTAGCTACATATCCGAAACAACCACACCATTTATGTTTTTCGTTAAATTGGATTACATCACTCATTTTGTATATTCTCCTTTTTTGTATTTTTAAGTACTTTTATGAAAACATCAACGTTTAGTATAATTCGTGTTGCTACTAAATTTTTTTTTAGATTTTAAAATAACTATTTTACTTTTTTTAGATAATATAGAATTATACATTTTTATCTTTATGAGATGTTGAGATTCTAAAAAATTCAAATAAAGCATATATTTGTTGAAGTCCATACGTTCGTATTGATCGTTAAAATGTAATACTTCTTTCTTTGCTAAACTGTTGTATATTATTTCTATTTTTTCGTCATCTGTTAGCATTTTGTTCCTCCTCAAAAAGCTCAATCATTATACGTATTTTTTTGTTAGCACTCGATAATCTTTTTCTGCACGTAGTTTCTTTTATTCCTAATTTTTTTGCTATTTCTTCATAATCGAGTCCTTGTTCTCTTAGTTTATATACTTGTGATTCACGATTACTAAGTGGATTTACCCTTCCTTCAAGCATAGCTTTCATAATCTTTTTTATGATTTTTTTCTTAGCTTGTGTTAATTCACTTTCCTCTTTATCTGAGAACATATTTCTAGCTGATAGAAAATCCTTGAATTGCAACATAATTAAGCTCCTTGTTTTTCTCATTAGTCTTTAATTTTAGATTTTAATGTTCCAATTTTTACTCCTAGAGCAAAGGCATCCATATCGGAATAAATTTTTTCTATGATTTTTATCAATTCTTTTATGTTTTCCTTTAATGCTTTGTTTTCTTGAACTAAATCGTTATCTTTTTTCTCCATATTTTTATTCTCCTTTTCTTCCTCATTTTTCACAATAGTATTCAACAAATCTTCCGCTAATAGTTTTTCTAGCACTTCCAATTTTTCAGGATCTAATTTAACTTCTTTTTCAGCTTCAAGCATAGAGATGTATGCTTGTGAAATATTTACCTTATTTGAAAAACCTCTTTGTGATAATCCATATTTTTCTCTATATTTTTTTATTTGTTCTCCTAAAGTCATAATTTCTCCTTATAAATACAATCCATAAATAATAATGTTTGTGAACCTCTCCCACTTAAAATTACTTTTTTATAGACATTTTCTGTTTCCTCTAAAATTTTTTCCATTTCTTCAATATCTTTGTAAGAAAGATTTTTTTGTTACATTTAAAAAAAGCTCTAAACTATTTTCCACCTGAATTTATTTCTTCTTCATTATCGTAACTTCTTCCACTTACAATAAAAATATATCTCTTCATGCTACCACTAATCCAGTTTTATTAAGGTATTGCCTTCACCTTGTACTTTTGGTAAGTGTCCATCCCATTTTTCAATGGCCATTTTTTTAATTAGCATAGGACTTAAAGATTGAGCTTCTACTGCATTAGCTCTTGCTTGTAATTCTTTTTCTTTTAGTTTAAATTCAGCAATTTTTACTTTATTTTCTTGCTCTACCAACAATTTTGCTTGCTCTGCTTTTGCTTTTTCTACAGCTTGTTCCGCAACTTTCTTTTGTTCGATAGCCTTTTCGTATTCGTCAGAAAAATCATGATTGACGATTGAGACGTTAGAAACGTTCATTCCATAAACTGCTAAATCATCAGAAATGTCTTTATTGATAATTCGACTAATTTCTGCTCTTTTAGACACAAATTCTTCAATGGTATATTTTGCTATCGTAGCTTGCACAACTTCCTTTACTCTAGGTCGCACAAAACGATATTCATATTTGTTTTGAAATGCTCTGTATAGTTTTTCCGGATCTACAATATTTGCTTGTACTGTTAAATCAATGTGGATAGACTGCATATCTTTTGTAGAAACTTCCAATGTTGTGTCTGCTTCTTCTGTCTTACCGAAAATATATGTTTTTTCTCTTATTTCCATAAATTGCTTAGATTCAACAAATGGCAGTTTAAAATTCAATCCTTCAGTATCAATTCTGTTAATTTTTCCGAAACGAGAAATAATAGCTACTTCTCCAGTATCCACGGAGTAACAATTTGTAAATAATAAAGCACATATAATAATTACTAAAACACTCACAAAAATAGTTCCAAACATTTTAAATTCTTTTTTCATAAAATTTTCTCCTTTTTTCTTATGTCTTTTTTATAATATTGAATTTATCTCTCTATGCTACTATATTTATTTTTAGTATTTTTAAATAGTTCTAAGATAAATTCTCTTCCAAGCTGCGTTATTTTTCTGTAGTAAATTACTTTTCCATTTTCCTTTACTTCTTGTTTAATTTCTTCGTATCCCAAATCGCTATATTGAGAGTACATTACCCAAGTTCCGTTGATAGAATATTAAATTTTTATCAGATAAAATTTTATTTAACTGAGTTGCTGATTTTAAATTTAGTTCCTTTGCTATTTCTGTCATTGTGTATGTTTTATTTATATGTGTTAAAATAGCATTTCTTCTTTCTGCCTTTATTCGTGCATTTCTTTCTTCTTTTAGTTTTGTCAATAACTCAATTCCAAAATCAGGGTTATTTAAAATGTTGTCAATAACGCTATCAGTAGCATAAATTCCATGTTTTCTAATTGTTGGTAATACTTCTGATGTTACCCAGTCAGTGAATTCTTCTGCATTTTCTTTTCTACTTTGGAAGATACATTTGTATAAATTAGGTTCATCAATAAAATTAGCTTGTTGTTCTCTTCCTAAATTATCTATGACCTTATTTAAAATAACCCCATCTTCTTTTAATCTTGATTTCACTCTGCTTACTTGTTCTAATCCTAAAATTACACAAACATCTTTTAAATTAAAATAAGGTTTCCCTTCTTTTTCAATAATTCTTATTTCTCCAAATTTTTCATTTTTAAACATCTTTATTTCATTCATTTTTACCCTCCTTTGAAGCAAAATTCTTGTACTTCTGCCCAAGTCAGTATTTTTTCTTTTAAACATTTTTCTAAAACAGCCTGGATATAAAACCATTTCCCCAAAAATTCATCATCTGCTTTAATTACTCTTGCTCCTTTTGGAATGACGTAAGAAAAACTGTTATACTCAACAATTTTTCTACTTTCAGCAATTGTTATTTCATTTGGTAACTGAGAAATTGCGTTTCTATATGCCTGTAATATCTTTTCTTTTTCCATTGTTATCCCTCATTCAAAAATGGCAAGTTATCCATTTCTACAATCAATCTTTTCTTTTCTAACTTTTCCCAACCATATTCTTTGTATTTTGTTTTTTCAGGATTTTTTATATCTAAGAATCTTCCAGTTTTTATTTCATAATTCCAAAATCCTTTAGAACGAATATCTCCATATTTTCTATCTTTAGTAAGAATAGCTCCTACACTTGCTTCAAAACCTTGTTCTTGTAGTTTTTTTACTTCATCTTCACTTAATCTTTTTAAAAAAACTACTGCATTGGCTAAGTTTACAATTTCACTTGCTCCGGAGATGATAAAATCATCTACTTCGTCTAGAGCTTTTACAATATTTTTCTTTGGATGTGCTACAATCATCAAACAAACATTGTATTTTTTTACAAACTCCTGCAATTCTATGAATAAATTTTTTTGTGCTTCGTATTTGTCAGCAGAATCAATGTTAATTGTCATTAAGTTATCAATAACAAAAACCTTTACTCCATTTTTCTTATATGCTTGTTCCATGGTTTCAATAAGGTCTGCTTTTGTTGGTGTTTGTTCAGTATGAATTGTGATTTTTCCTTTTAACCAAGTATTTATTTTCTTCTCTTGTTCATAAGAAATCTTCCCATAAAGCTTATCTTTTAACGGATGTTTGAAAGTTTCTATTTGTCCTGGACGAGATAAAATTTTACAAATATTTGTTTTAAAGACTTCTTTCCGGAACTCTCCTTGCATAGTGAAGACCTTAATCCCTTGTTCCACTAAGTTAGCCATTAGGTTATTTACAAATGTAGATTTTCCACTACCTGGATTACCTGTAAAAATAATAACCTCTCCAGGACGCATTCCACCAGACATACGATTAAAAGCGTCATCTCCCC